ACAACCGCAATTCTTTCCTTCCTGCCACGCAGGAAATTCACCGTAACGCGGGCGATAGAAATCCACCAATACTTTACGAAGATACTTGCAGGGTTCGGATTGGATGAAGCGGGTACGGCAACATTCAGAATTGAAGTTGTACGCGCCGGTGGGTTGGGTTTTTGATCGTTCACAGTTGGGGCAGGTCATGCGGATTTCAGTTGGTAAACATTTGATTGGGCATTGCGTTCGGCGCGGGCGGCTTTGTAAACCGCTTCTTTGAAATAAATTGGGTGTTCAAAATCGGATTCGTTGATCCCCAATTCTTTGCCCTTCATTTGGATACCTGCCCAGGTTTCATGCCAATCCTTGCCCAATACTTTGCCTGGTATCGTAGTTTGGATTTCATCATCCCATCGTTCGGCGCGAAGCCAGGTTGCGGGGTACGGAATATATGCGTGGTTATCTTTTAACCATTGTTCCGTATTGCATTGCGCCTGGATCGCCGCAAGGATTTGTTCCAGGGGCGGGCGAATGGATTTGGTTTGTTGCCAGGCTTTGCGGGCATCACCTTTGGCAACCTTTCTTGGATACGCTTTGTAAAACGCATCGAAGGCTTGTTCATCGGTCATTCTTTTTTTCCTTATCTTGTCTTGTCAAATCTTATTACGAATTTGTTTCCTTGATCCGAAAGCAATTGCAAAGTTGCCCTTCGGTGATCCTTTCATGCAAGTTACAAAATTCAAACACACCAACGATTTCAAAGTGTTTGCAACATGAACAATTCGGCATCGCAAAACACTTCACGAACGCTTCACCAAAAAAGGTTTTTTCGTTTTCAGTCATAACAAACCCCTTTCAAAGTTTGTTTACACCGGGAAACGATAACACATTGTTTATTGGTTGTTAACAGTCATGTATATTTTTTTCCGTTTTTTGAACACATTGATTGCCTTATGTATAGGTATTCAATAATTTCACCCAAACGCCCCCCTACCCCCAGGGGGTAAGAAAGCAGGATGGCTTCACCCGGAAAAATTCCGACCTTCGCATGGAATGGATTGGATACCATTTCCCCCCGGCTTGAAGGTTCACGCCCGCCGCAGGCTTTACGGATTTGCACCGGGTTGGGAAAGCCATTCCCACCATCCTGTACCCTTTTCTTGTCAGCCGCCGGGTTGGGCGCATTGCTACCGCGAACAGTACGGCAACGGCGTGGCACAAAAGAAAAACCCCCAATGGCTTTGGTGGGCTTGACCCTTGGCGTGGGCAATCTTGGAAACAGTACGCTTAAACGCAAAGGTAAAAATCTACCCTTTCCAAGATCACGCAAGCCCACCAAAAACATCGGGGGTTGTTGATCCTTTGCATTTTACGCGGTTCCAACGGTTGCCACACCGTTAGCAAGTCCGATTCTGCCCGAAATTTCTGCCAGGTGTCAACCCCTACCCCCCAAAAGCCCAAAACCTAGGGAAACCACCTAGAAAAAAACACGAAAAAATTGTTTACACCCCGTTAACAATCCATGTTAAGATTCTTCTACGGTCAAACATTCCATGACCGGATGAAAAAAAGGAAACCGAAAATGAACTTCTACAAAACACAACAACACCGCAACGCCCCTGCCTGTATCGAAGTTGTAGCGATCAGCGATAGACCTGAAAACATGGAAGGTTGGGTTTGCCGTTGGGATTGGTCAACATTTGAAGCCGCCCACGAAGTTGCCGAAGCCGCAAGCATTTTTGAAGGCGTTGAATACATCGCCATTGATCGCGGGGCTTGCACATCACCACGCTTTGATGTTATCCGCGCCCCCCAGGTACTTGATCCCGTTTCGTACTCATTCAACGGCGATTCTTATCCATGCGGTTACATCAAGACCATTTCCAAATCATTAAAAAAGATCACCACAACAACCGGTGAAACTTTTTATCGCCGTAAACAATCCGGCGCGTGGTTGATGAACCAAACCTGGTCATTGATTCCAGGGCATATCGAAGAACGCAATCCACACTTTTAAGGTTCGGGGGCGCAAGCCCCTGGATCACCCCATGAGCCAACCAAACAATACGATAGGAAAAGAAAAGATGGAAACACTTAAACGAATCATGGTTCCGCTTGTTTACTGCGATTACATCGCCCTGGTAATCAAGGAAGCCATTACCCAGGAAGCCACCCAACCAGGTTCATTGCTTGCCGGTTGCGGATCGGTGCGCTTCGACCTGGGCGAAGATGGATCATTTGCATCCACCACCAAATTCATTAACTGCGCCGATGTTAACGGGCGTTTGTACGAAATCACCGTAAAGGAAGTTACCAAATGAAAAATCAATACCTGGTTGATCGCGATTACGCGCACGAAGAAAAACAAAGATTCATTCGGGAAGTGTCAGCCCGCACCCCGATTTGGAAGGAAGAAACCCTGGGCGAAAAAATCCTGGGCGGTTTTGCATTTGCCGCCTTTATGTTGTTGATCTGCTTTATCTGAAAGGAAACAAATGAACGATCAAACCCAAACCCCGGTTGAACAACCGATTGATACCTGGAACAAGGAATTCCAGGCGTTAATGAACGAAGCCCGCAAGCGTGAATTGTTTGCGCCCGATGTTTTGTTCATCCTTACCCGCGCCGCCAACGAAATCCAACACCAATGCAATTCGATTTTGTTTACGCACGAACACAAAGTTAACCAGGAAGAAGGTGAATAATCATGCAACAAATCGCAACCGCCCTGGTGAAAGCCCAACGGGATTTCGCCCCTGCCCTGAAAACATCCACCAACCCGCACTTCCGTTCGCGTTACGCCGATCTTGCGGCTTGCGTTGAAGCGGTGATTGATGCCCTTAACGCCAACGGGATCGCCCTGGTGCAACGCACCCATGATTCCGATAACGGCGTTGCGGTGGAAACATTGTTGGTTCACGAATCCGGGGAAACAATTTCCGGTGGAATCCTTCATGTACCCGCCGCCAAACACGATCCCCAGGGATACGGTTCCGCCCTTACATACGCCCGCCGGTATTCCTTGATGGCGGCTTGCGGGATCGCGCCCGAAGATGATGATGCCAACGCCGCATCAAAAACGCGCCCAACGCCCGTTCCCAGGAACGCCGGGGCATCGGTATCGCCTGCACAAAATAACGCGCCTGCGGGCGATCCTGCCCCTTCCCAGGAAGATATTGAACGCGCCGCCGGGATCATCCGCGCTTGCAAGACCCTGGTAAACCTGCAAGTGGAATGGCAAGGTTTGCCCAAGGCGGTTCAAAAGGAAATCGTTGCGGTGAAGGATGAAGTTAAAGCCGCCCTGGTTGCGGCACAAAAGAAGCCAGGCGAAGCCGCCCAGGAAGGGGGCGCGTAATGGCGTACTACCAAAAGGTATTTGGCGAAACAAAAGAAGAAGTGCAACAAAAGGCGAAGGAAGAAATCGCCCGCATGGATTACATGAGATCGCCCACCCTGGAATCGGTTTACCCTGCCATTGGCGGCGGTTGGGTTGCCACCATCAAATATTACGGATTGGATTGAAATGCAAAAACAGTTTGAAGCCATTACGGTATTGCAGGCGATGGATGATCGCATCGACTACCTGAAAGCAAAGTACCGCGATACCCAGGGCGAAGAACGCCTGGAATGGAAAGCCAGGTTTAACGAAGCCAAGACCATCCGCGAAGCGGTATTGATCGCGGTTGATATTGATGCCCGCAAGGGTGATGCAACTGATTTAACAAAAGGAAACTAAAAATGCGCGAAGCAAACCAACTGCAAAACACCGGTGCATGGTTCAATGATCGAACCGGCAAACTTACCGCTTCCAGGATGGCGGCGGCAATGTCGTACCTGAAAGCCAAAAAGGATGAAGCCCCGAAGGAAGCATCCGAACGCCGTAAGTTGAAGATCGAAATCCTTGCGGAACGCCTTACCGGGAACATCGTTCCCAAGTATGTAACGCAAGAAATGCAATGGGGCATCGACCAGGAACCCGCCGCGAAGGAAGCGTTCACCGCCAAAACCGGATTGGCAATCACCGATTTGGGATTTGTGGATCACCCAACGATTGATTTGTGCGGGGCTTCCCCGGATGGCTTGATCGAATCCACGCACGAATTGGTTGAAGTGAAATGCCCATCAACCGCAACAATGCTTTCTTGGTTGATGGAAGCCGCCCAGGATAAAACCTGGGTTCCCGAAGAATACAAACCACAAATGGCATTGCAATCGGCTTGCATCGGCGGCATCCCGGTTTGGTTTTGTGCGTTTGATCCGCGCTTGCCGGAAAAGAACCGATTGTTGGTTCGCAAGTTTGTACCAACGCCGGAATACATCCAGGAAATCGAATCCCACGCGGTTCGCTTCCTGGGCGAAATCGAAGCAATGTTTGAACAATTATCCTTGGGGGTTGAATAATGATTACAGTTGGATTGGCAAGGATCGGCAACGATCCGCAAGTGCGGTACACGCAGGCAGGCAAAGCGGTGTTGGAACTTTCCTTGGCGTATAACTACGGGCGCAAAGGGCAGGATGGCAACTACGCAACGCAATGGATCAACGCTTCCCTTTGGGGCGAACGATGCGAAAAGATTGCGGCTTATCTGCACAAAGGCGGGCAAGTGGTGGTTGAACTAACCGATTTGCACATCAACGAATACGCGAAACAAGATGGCACGAAAGGCGTAAACCTAAAAGCCATGATTCGCGATTTGCAGTTGGTTGGCAAACCGCAATCCCAGGAAGCCGCCCAACCTGCCGCAAAACCTGCCGCCGCCCCTGCCCAGGCGGATTTCCCCGATGATGATATTCCGTTTTAAGGGGGTTCGAATGAGCATCGGCGAACAAACCCTTGGATCATCCCTGGTTGCAATTAACAACCTAAACATGAAGTTGCAACGCATAAGTGCCGATGGCAGGCGGCACAAAGAAATGCGCGAATTGGCAACGCAAATCATGTTGGAATGTCAGATGATCCGCGAAGTAACGGAAGAAGCCCTGGGCGATAAAAAGCCCGGATTATTTGAACGGTGGTTTGGCAATGGCAAGGCTTGATTGTTGGGCTTTGGCAATTAAGGGAAGGGCGGGGCTTGTTAAGTTGCCGCCCGGAACCTTGCCTTATTCACCATATCGCACGATGTTGTTCAAGACCAGGCAAGCGGCACAAACCTGGGCGGATGCCGATCCGTATTGGCGCGATAAGGTGATGGCACAAAAAGTTACCGTAACCACGAAAGGATTTATGGAATGAAGGAAACCAATGATGGCTTTAATCGCCCGATTTTTTATCGTAAGCGTAGCGTATGGCGTAGCGTTATCAATCGCCGTAATGCAATTGTTGTTTGTGGGGCTTTGTTTTTTACTTGGCTTGGCTTTTATCTTGATCGCCTTTCCAATCTTTGTAATTAAACAAACGCTTTTCAAATAAAAAAAGCCCCGGTGGAAGCCGGGGCGTAATCCATCACTCACACGATGGCAACTGCTTGCAAAGAAGGAAACAAATGTTACGGGTATATTTTAGCCCAACCGAACTGCGAATATGTAGGGGAATCGGCAAGTTGCGGAACGAAATCACATCCGCCCAGGGAACCGAACGGAAACAATCTCAAAACCTGGATGGCTTGCAAATGTCCATTGATGGCACGATCACCGAATACGCGGTTTCAAAGGCGTTAAACCTGCATTTCGATTTGAACTGCGATTTCCGCAAGTTTGGGGCGGATTTGAAGTTGCATACAGGCGCAACCATTGATGTTAAGAGTACGAAGCCAGGCGGCAACCTAAACGCGGTTAAATGGTCAAATGGCAAGGATGCCGATTACTTCGTGCTTACGGAAATTCACCACAACTTCGTTAACATTGTGGGATACATTCAACGCGATTACTTCCTGGTTGAAGCAAACCTGCGGGATGTTGGCAACGGTGCGTTTTATTCCGTACCGCAAAGTTACCTGGGAAGCATCGAAGATTTGATGCCCCAGGCGTTTGCGTTTTAGGCTTGAAGCCCTGGAAGATAAACCGTTTTACCTTCCCGTTTAATTGCGGTTAACGATTGCTTTTTTAGGTTTTTGGGATCATACGAAACATGAACCCAACCGGAATCCGGTATGCCCTGGGTGTAAAACTCCAAGATCAATTGCGTATATTCCAGGTTGGCTTCGATCCATTGCGCCAATTCCGCGTTGGGCAATCCTGGGATTTCAATATCCGCCGCCATGCCCATACAATGATCCGAAGTAATCGAACCACCAACCGCCGCATTGACCACCGGGGCGCGATAACCTGAATTCACCTTCACACCACGCGCAAAGTTATTGCGTACGGGTTGCAGTACCTTTTCTGCCAGGGTTTTAAGATTTTCAACAATTTCAACCGTTGGCGTATTGTCCAAACCTTTACGCAAAGCGGTTTCGCTTTTTGTTAATTCTTCCAGGGTGAAGTTATTTGTTAGTTTCATCGCGTTTGGCTTTCATATCCATAATCTTTTCCAGGGTACGCCCGCCGAAATAAAAACTCATAATCAACATACCCCATTGCCCCAACAACTCCACATATTTTTCGTTGGCGTTGTTTCCAAATGCCGACATCATTGCAAACAGGAAATATGCGCCCAGGATAAAAATCAAAGTCATTGGGCGGATGTTTTTGGAAAGCCAGGAATCCGATGCCATATCAGCCGCTTGGCGTTTGCTTAATTCCTGGGCTTCAATGTTATCGGCGTTCAACTCTGCCAATCGCCCTTCTTGTTGCATCTTCAACAATTCTTGTTGGGCTTTCGCCTTGGCTTCGGGATCAGGAATAAATTTATCCAAAACCTTCATTCCAACATCAAACAATGCCGTAATTGGAAACATGATTAACCCCCGCGTTTAGATGCCATTTCGGTATCGCCTTTGGTAACCAATACGCGATCCTTATCAACAACGATATTCATCGGATCACGATCCGCCATGCGATCTAGGCGGGCGATCAATTCCTTCATAATTTCGAATTCGGGCTTTTCTTGTTTTGGCGATGCGCCTGCAACACCGTTCAACATGGAAATAAGGGCAGTTAACGATGCGCCCAACAATCCCATTACTGCCGCCATCTTGCCTTCTTCAAGTACGATGGATGCGCCAACACCCATTGCAACAATGATGGTTATATAAACCAATCCATGCTTGCCAATTGCTTTGCCTGCAACTTCCTTTGCGCTTTCAATGTACGGTTGTTTTTCTTCCATGCTTCCCCCTATTTACTAAACCCCAATTTGGCGGAAACACCAACAACCACCAAACCACAAATAATTACCAATAGCGACCAAATGCCTTTCTTGGCAACTTCCAATTTCAATTCGTTCCAAAACTGTTCCTGGGCGGTTGCCGCTTTAATCATGGCTTCGTGATATTGCCGATGCCCATCGTGATCCACCGATCCATCCGGGTTACGGGCAAACGCGCCATTGATTTTTTGCAATTCGTGCATGATTTCATCGAACCGTTTATCCAGGTGCGCGTTATCTTGTTTTGAAAAATGAACCTCATCCCCCGACATTTCTTATTTTCCCCTTAGACCGGATAATTTATATCAACAACATCGCCCGCCGTACACGCCACCGCGAACACCACAGAAGTACCGCCCGAAACCGTTACATCCGAACCATTCCGTTGTTTTGCGCCGTTCTTAAATACGGAAATTTTGCCCGCCGTATAAGTTGCGCTTGTAGTGAAATTGGTTTGTCCGCCGGTTGCGGTAAATACATCAAATACATTTTGCCCGGCAATCGCGGTTGCAGGATATTCAATATCCACCACATCGCCGGAAGTGCAAGCAACCGCAAAAACAACCTGGGTTCCCGAAGTAACCGTTACATCCGATCCATTGCGTTGTTTTGCACCGTTTTTGTAAACGGAAATTTTGCCGCTTGTATAAGATTGCGAAGTTGTAAAGGTGGTTTGCGATGCCGTTGCGGTGAAAGTATCGAAATAATACGAACCCGCAATACTTGCCAAAGAAACAGTAACCGCGCCCGTTGAACTTGAAACGGCAATGCCGGTTCCTGCGGAAATTGAAGTTACACCACCACCGGTTCCGTTTGATGCGGCGGTGATTCGACCCTGGGCATCAACCGTAATATTGGCATTGGTGTACGAACCTGCCGTTACTGCGGTGTTTGCCAGGGAAATCGTGCCGGTGCTTGTAATTGTTCCGCCGGTAAGACCTGTACCGGTTGCAACCGAAGTAACGGTTCCGTTGCCCGTACCCGCACCGATTGCAGTACGGAAATCAGCCGCCGACAATGCCGAAACGGTGTTATCCGCATTAAACCTTGGGAAAGTGATTGCGCCTGGATTGGTGATCGTAAACAGGTTCGATCCCAAGGTGCTTGCCCCAAGGGATGTTCTTGCCTGGGCAGGCGTTTCAAGTATCCAGGTTGTTCCGTTGCCAACAATAAAATTATCTGCGGTGGGCGTTAGTGCCGCAATTGCCGCCAAATCCGCATCGTATGCTTGAACATTGGTTCCGATTGCAAGCCCAAGATTTGTTCTTGCGGTTGCCGCATCGGTTGCCCCCGTACCGCCGTTTGCAACCACCAAAGTACCGCCAAGGGTAAATGTTCCGCTTGAAGTTATTGGGCTTCCGCTTGCAGTTAGTCCGGTTGTTCCACCGGATAACGCCACCGAAGTAACCGTTCCCGCGCCCGCCGCCGACCAGGTAAATGCCGAACCATTCCATGCCAGGGTGGTATTGGAAACCGTTGGTGCGGTAATAAACGAAGTTGCGCCCGCGCCGGTTTGGTAAGGAATACGGTTTGCCGCGCCACCTGCCAAGTTGGTTGAAGTGGTTGCGGTTGCCGCGTTGCCCGAAGTGTTTACATTGATTGTTGCAGGCAAGGAAAGCGTTACGCCGCCGGTTGATGCCGATGCGGTGATTTGGCTTGCCGTACCTGTAATTGAAGTTACGCCGGTGTTTGTAATCGTAACCGCGCCGGTTGCACCGGATACGGAAATGCCCGTTCCTGCAACTGCACTTGTTACGCCCGAATTGGTAATTGTGATTGATCCCGCGCCTTCGGTAATCGTGATACCGGTTCCATCCGTAAGGTTGGCGTTTTTCCAAACCCCAACGCTTGCATCATAAATAAGCGTGTTGCCGCTTGCCGGGCTTGTGATTTGAACATCGTGCAATTCATCTAATTCGTAACCGTTATCAATCTTTATATAGATTGAACCAACGGTTGCGTTTACCCTTTCAATCCAACCCAATACAACAAGTTGATCGGGTGCTTGCGGTTTTGTGATGGTAAACGCGCCTGCGGTAGTTGGCGATAAATATACGGTTGCACCCGCAGTTAATCCCGTTGTATTTAATTTATACAATGCACCGGAAACAATAATGAAACCTTCCGCGCCGCTTGCAATGGTTTCAGCAACCAATCCAATCGTGCCAAACGAAGTGGCTTCAACATTCGCCCTTGCCAATTTAACGGCAACGCGATTGCCTTGTGCGCCGGAAATATAAACAACCTGCCCAATGGTTAGCGTTGTTCCGCTATCGTTGTAAACCCTTGCGTATTCCTGGGTTCCAACCTGCAAAGTTGTATTGCCACCTTTCAGAATAACCGAAGGTACGCCATCACCATCATCCCAAGACATAGTGCCAACCGAAGTTGGCAGGGTTGCGGGGGTAGTGTCAAATCCGATTGAATTTACATTGGTGAAGTTGCCGTTGTCATCCAGGGCAACGGTTGAATTTTGAATTAGTTTGCCGGTTGTTCCATCGAAACGAACCAGGGCGTTATCGGTTGCGCTTGCCGCGCCAACCACATCGCCAACCTGAACAACGGATGCGGTTCCATCGTTCTTTTCGAAATACATCTTGCCATCGTATGTATTGATAGCAATTTCGCCCAATTCCAAATCACCCGTTGTTGGCACTTTGCCCGCAACGGATGATCTTTTTACCTTAATTGTATTTGCCATTTGGCTACCCTTTCACGCCTATATAGGCGGGTGTTTGATTATTTAGAATGTACCGCCATCAATCGTAATACCATCAAAGGTTGTTAGATTGGTGATCGAACCGCCGGTGATTGCCACATTGTTCGCATCTTGCGTTGACATTGTGCCAAGTCCTGAAACCTGGGTGTTTGCAATCGCAATCGGCGTTGCGGCAAGGGCGGTAAGTTGACCTTGCGCGTTTACCGTTGCGGTAAGCGTATTCGATGCGGAACCGTATGAACCGGCAGTTACGGCGGTGTTGGTGATACTAAAAGTATTGCCGGTAAGGGTAAGACCTGTACCCGCAACATAAGTACCCGCACCGCTAAATTGCGACCAGGTGATCGGCGTTGTTCCAAGTGTTCCACCGGCATTTACCGTACATACCCAACCCGTATCGGCGTATGTTGAACCTTCTTCCACAAAGGTATAAGCGGAAACCAATTCCGCCCAGGTATCAGCATCCGAAGAACGCGCCCATGCGCCGGAAGCCGCAACATAAATACCGTTGTTTTGGCTTGCAGTTTGATTTTTAACCAATACGCGATCACCGGCAACGATGGAAACGCCATCAATTGTTTGTGCGCCGGAAAGTGTAATGTTGGCAGTAGTTGCCGCCTTAACGGATGCCTTAACATCAAGACCCTGGGCAACTGAATCCACATAGTATTTGGTTGCCGCATCTTGATCGCTAACAGGATCAGCCAGGTTGGTGATCTTGTAACCGTTCATACTGAAATCGGCAGTTGTTGCGCCTAAATCAGCCAACACCGCCGCCGCCGCCGCAGTAACAAGACCTTTGGCGTTTACAGTTACTTTGGTGAAAGTACCAACATTACTGTTAACAGTTGCAAGGGTAAGTGCCGCGCTTACATTGGCGGAACCGTCAACACTTGCAAGCGTTGCAGTTGCATCACCGGTAAGGGATAGATCACGCGCCGTTGCCCAGGTGGTTGCAGTACCCGCATTACCGGAAATACTGCCCTGGATAGTGCTAGAAAATGTTTTTGTGCCACCAATGGTTTGCGAAGTTGATAGATCAACGAACGCGCCATTACCGGCAATTGCAATTACAGAAGTTGCCGAACCGCCTGCGCCGCCCGTACCCGTACCGTAATAAAGAATATTACTTGCTTCGTTAAAAGCCAATTCCGCGTTTGCAAGCGTACTTGGCGCACCTGCGCCACCGGAAGCGGCGCGGCGTTTAATGCGAATGGTATTTGACATGGTTTAATTCCTTTTCAAAAGTTGCCGCCATCGGCGATTTCGGTTTGCGGCGTATTAACCCATTCGTTCACGCCGAACATTAAAACATCGTATTGTTGCGCCCCGGTAATGCTTACCGGATAACCGCCTATCTTATCGCCGCCATCCGCACCTTTAACCCCGCGATTGATTTGAATCACTTGTTTAGGTGTTGGCGTTACCTGCACATTAACTTCGTTACCACCTTGAATATTGGCAACGATGTTATTTGCATTTTGTACGGTTACATTCGTGCTTGAAGGTACGGCGGTAACATTAAGTTTTGCCATAATGCGCCCCTTATACCTTCACAATTCCATCCGAACGAACCAGGAAAAGCAAAAAGATAATGTTATCTTCGGCGGGTTGGGAACCTGCTACCGGGAAACTAATTTTGATCCGCCCGCTAAATCCTGCGCCATTGTTCGAATTGATTGCCATTTCGTCATCGGTGCTTAAAAGCCCCCAGGATGAATCGTTAATTACCAGGGTAAATTCCCCGGCGGCATCATCGCGATTGGTGATTGTTAGCGGAATTGCGGAAGGCGTAGGCGTGTAATTGCTAATGTCAAAGGTAAGCCCGTAACGGGTATCTTGAACATTGGAAAGTTGCCTGCGAACGATTTGTGCATCAATGGTTGCGCCGGTTAGATCAACGGGCGTTGTTCCATCTTCACTTGTTAATTGCAGGTTCCAATAGGTTTGTTGGTTGTAAACCAATTCGCCTGCAATGATCGGATTATCAAATCCGCTTACTTGCGTAAGTGTATTTTTTGCAAAAACTGCCATGTTAGCCCCATTTTCCGGTTATAGGTTTCGCGCACTCGCAAAACCCGCCATCATGTCTTGTTTTATCTTTTCAAAAGTATAACGCCCCGAAGGGCGTTTTACTACCCCCAAACCGCTTCGGGTGTTGGCGGAAATACAGGATCAGCAACGGGATTAACTGCCAGGGCGCGAATTTGCGAACGCCATGCAATAAATTCCGCTTGATTGGTTAGATATGGCGAATTTGCAGGATCAGCAACATCGGGAATCGTTGTCCAATCAGTTTCGTATAAAAGTGCGCTTGCTTGTTCTTTGCATTTTATTTTTGCGCTTGCTTCTTGCGTTGGAATCCAAAGTGCATCCAATTCCGCTTGCGTTGGTTTTGGGCGTGAATCAAGCCAATCAATACCTTCATAAGAATCGCCATTTGTTACCCAGGCATAAGAAGCGTAATTTGAACGAAGAATTTTATCGTAATCAATCATTTTATGCCCCAATTTCAATTGCAATTAAACTTGAAGTTGTACGGAAACTTCCGGTGGAATCGCCATCATCCCATTCGCGGTTTATATAAACCGTACCATCCGGGCTTGGAACTCGGAATATTTGAATATTGTAATTTGTGGAAGAAGTTGTGGATGGGCTATCAATATACATAATTGTATTTGAACTAATTTCATATCTTGATCGTGTACCGCCGCCAACAGTTGCCCTTGTTCGGCTTCCCGATCCATCCCCTTGCAAAACTAAAGTTGAACCTCTATAAATTCCCAATCCTGAATCTTGTGAAATAATTTCACTTCCGCCAACTTGAACCTGCCCAAGAATTAAAATTCTGCTACCTGTACCGCTTGGCGTAATGTTCAAAGATAAACCGGTAATTGCAGTCCAACCACCAACATTTATGCCTTGCGTATCTGTTTTTGTTACCTGTACCGCCTGCAATACTTTACCCACATTGCCAATTGATGCCCAAGTGCGATCACCGCGCAAATAAGTTGTTGAAGATGCGGTTCCGCTTGATGCCAGGTTTGCGTTTGCAACCAATCCATTAAGCCCATCGGTTGCATCAAGTTGCCCCGAAGTGTTTAGGTTGTTGGCTAGTTGTGCCAGGTTAAATGCTTGCGTCATTAGACTGCCCCCGTTCTTGCAAAGGTTTGTTGCAACAATAATTCGGTGTTTAAGGTTGGCGAAATTGCCAAATTATAACCACCCGTTGCAGTAGTGTAATCGGTTCCCTGGAATAAAAGAACCCCGTTTTGATACAAATTAAACGCATCCGTTGTATAACTAAACGGATAAGAAGTTTGCCCAATAACCGTATTTGTCAGCACATTAGCAATATCACCCGCAGGCAAACCAAGGTTGTTTGGTGTCCATTGAATCACCGTTAACAATCCATTTGCCAGGCTTGGGAAGTTTGTAATTGTGCCGCCAACAATATCGTAATCTTGATCGGTCATTACTGTACCGTTTAAGAAAAGCAATTCATATCCGCTTGTTAGCGCAAATCCAGGCGTGTAATTTGATGCATTGGTTAGCGTAGTGGTGTTGCGCGTAAATGATGCGTAAGGCGTTCCCGCGTTGGTTGATTTCATGGAAGTAATGGTTACCTTATCGCCCAGGGTTAAGCCCGTTGCAAAAGTAACCGTTCCCGTACTTCCTGCCGTATCGGTATATTCTGATTCATCAATCAATACACCGTTCACAAAAACCAAACATTGATCCGCTATATAACCCGAACCCCTGGTTACCGTAAACACCGTTTGCCCGGCGGTTGCGGTAAATTGTTCAATGGTCATATAAAACGGATCAGGCGTTGCAAAGCCAACTACGCGCCCGTAAATATCAATGGTTAGTTGCGCGATTCCCGTAACTGTTTGTTGATAAACGCCGGAACCAAAATCCAGGTAAGGTTTAAGGGATGCAACAATCTTGCCATCGGGATTATTGGAAACCGCAATTTCACCGGTTCCGGTTGTAGTTGTACCGGTTTGAATAACCTGCCCGGTTCCATAATCCAAATCAATCGTATTGGTTCCAATGGGCAATGCCGACCACAAACGCGGATCAAAAATTGTTGCCTGGGTTGGAACGAACGCACCGGTACTTGCGGCGTAATCCGCAAAGCCCGTTGCAAAACTAAACTTGCGCCCGGTTCGGTTAGCGTATGCCAGGTAAACCGTTGTACCAAATCCAGGATCAGCCAAATACCAGGTGTAATTTGCCGGGTTTGTGCTTGCTTCCGGCGAAGGAACATTGTGCAAACCGTAATACAGGCGATTGGTTGGCGTAAAACTAAAATTGGAAGTGCCGGTTGCATTGTCTGCGTATGCAACATCCAAGTAACGATCCGAATATTGGAAAGTGGTTGGCTTCCAAATAAAAGGCAAACTTGCGCTTGAATACGCCGAAGTACCCAAAGAATTAACCATCCTGGAAAAAAAGTACCAGGTTCCCGCAGGGATGTTGGCAAGCGTTATGGCAGGCAACGCCGATCCAGGCGCGTAAGGCGTACCGTTGGATTGAATTTCGGTTGTACCTGCAAAGATCAACTGATTAGTGGTTGGCGTTGCAAATGCCGAATACCACAATTCCGCGTACTGAATAATGCCTTGGGAACTTGCCGTTAGGTTTACCAGGAACAAGGGATTCGTTGCGGTTGGGTAACTTGCGCCAACCGTAGGCGCGGGGATCGTGCCAAACACCAATGGGTTTGGTATGCCCGTATTGGGCGAAGGTTGAAATTGCGTAATGGCGGTATCGTCATAAACGGCGGCATTAAATTCTGTAAGAATCAAATCCGCAGTAACCGCGCCATCGCTTGCAAACTTTTCCGTAACCTTCATTACGCGGAACAACTTTGCCGCCCAACCGTAATTGGTATTGGTAACGGTAACAATATCACCGGCTTCCAATTGGATGCCTTCAAAGTTGATTTGCACCGAAACTTGCAAATCTTCGCGCCCGGCTTTAAGCATACGGGTTGCAATGTATTGCGCCCGCACATCATTGTTAACCAAAGGAAGGGAAACTGAATTTTTGTTTACCGGTTCATTCGGGAACAAAAGGCTTGGATCAATTTCCTGCAAATCGAAAGTGGTGGAATTGAACGCATCCTGGTTACTGTTATCCGGGAATTTACATTCGATCACATTGTAAGAAGCCGCAACATCCAAGGGCGTGATTTGGATTGCCGAAACCATGTTGGAATCGTTCAAATCCATTGCCACCGTATAAGTTGGGCTTTGCGTAATAATTCCCCATTGCCCCGCAATTTCGTTGTATTTCAGCAGGGCATCGCATGAACTTGCCATATCTTGCAAGTTATCCATGATGGAACGATTTGTATCCACCACTCCATCAAATCGGAATCGCGCCTGGGTTGCAGGGTTACCGCTTGCATTGGTGTACGAAAACGATTGGGCGCAGTAAGTATTTAATGCGGTAAGGCTTGCGGTATCAACCTGGGCAAGCGGAATTGCCGCGCCGTACACTTCATTGGTAAGGTAATCGCGGAAACAATCCCCGGGTGCATACCTTGAATTGGTTACCTGGAATTTTGTTTGTTGAATACCGGTAAGCCCGGCATCGGTGTTGTATGTAATATGAACAATTGCAAACGCGCAATTTGTCATTAACTTATTGTTGTCCCAGGTATAAGTTAACCCAGGGGTTTGCATTACCTGTATTGCCGTTTGAGTACCGCGCACCGGCGTATTTGATCCGTTGCGAAACATAAATATTTGCAACTTGCCGTTAACCGAAGAATCGGTGGTTCCGGTAGATTCATCCGTTAGTGAAACCACATCCGGCGAAGTGCTTGAAGCAAAGTTGCAACGCTTACCACCCCAATACACATTCCCAAAAGTAATCGTATCGGAACCGTTGTTGGTTACTTCGGAAATGGATAACACATAATACAATTCCTGGTTGTTGGAACTGATTGATAGATCGGTGATCGTGCCACCCAACCAGGCTTCACCGTACACCACCGGAAGTTTGTTATCAGTTGCGGGCGGAATTTGTTGGCGATTGCCTGGATTGGGTGAATCACCCGCAAGACCGCCGCCGCCATCAGGTTGTTGGGGCGAGAAAAACGCCTTCGTAATAATGGCGGAAATCGCCATGTTGATAACAAACGCGGTTGCCACCGCCGCGAAAGAACCTGCCGCCAAACCAATAACGGCGGTTGCAATGATCGTACCCGCCGCCCAGGAAGGAACGGCAACGGTTGCCAGGATTACGGCAAGGGCTAGTTTATTGAATCCAATTTTCATCTTTTTTTCTAAACCCATATTTTTCGTATTTCAAGCCCGGCGAAGTATCTAACTTTGTGATCGTGAAATACTTGATTCTTCCTTGTTCCTTCAAGTGTTTAGCATACGCCAAGTATGCGGCAAACAATCGAAAGCCGGTAGTGGTATCACGATGTTCGCGGCGAACAAACCATGCCAATTCGTGCATCGCAAAAGTTTTGTTGCACCAAATTGTAGGAAGTACCATCGCCATTAACAACCCCTTACCTTCTTCCAGGAACACTACACCTTGCCCGGCAAACACATTATCCAACAAGGTGTTCCAATATTCTTCGTTTTCTATTCCTTCCAATTCAGGAAAATCCGCTTCGGCGCGAAATTCCTTCATCATTTGGATTATTTCTGTCTTATCGTATTTTGTTGCCTGTCTTATCATGTTTTGCCAAATTGATAGTTGATCGTTGTAATGAACGCCACGCGATTCATGGAAGTATCCCCAGGCGTGAAGAACTGCCACGAATTGTTATTGGTATAACGCCCCGCAACGCGATTTTTCAAAATCAGTTGAATCGAAGATGCGTTTACCGTAATCACGCCAACAAACATTCGCGCTTCTTCCATCCATTGTTCGGAAATTGCAAAACTGTTTACAAACCCGGTAAAGAATTTGTAAAGCCCGCCGGTTCCGCCGGAAGTAATCAATGCGCCATCAACGGTAAAGAAGCCATGCCAGGCTTCAATCTTTGCACCCTTAATTTCATTGCCCAACACCCAACCCAACATGGCGGTATCAATGCCGACCAGGGAAAATGATGTTTCGTTGGCGGTACTCTTAATATCCCTGGTTGCCTGCCCAACCGAAATCAGTTGTCCAACACCTGCGAACGGTGCGGCATCAACTGCCGGAACGGTGATCGGTGCGGGTGCGGTGGTAAACAAGTAAGTGTTTGAAGGCGTGGTTACCCGCACAAAATCCGCGTAACGAATATTGTTGGTGTTATCAACCGGCGCAATTATGTTCATGTTGTTACCGCTTCAAATGCAACAAAGTTGCCATCCCAGGCAATGAACGAATCATTGGTGATTGGCATCAATGTATAAGTTGGATATTCGCGCAGGATCACCGGGAAGGTTACGCCGGTGTAAGAACTGCCCCCCATGCTTACGGTTGTACCGTACTGCCCAATTACCGCATTGATCGGCGAAACCACCGCTTCAAGTAAGTTGCGGTGTACCGGAATTGTTACCGTTGATCCAATGCCCCGTTGCACATCGGCGGTTGCAATGTATGAGTAAAGCCCAACTTGGCAAAAATCACCGGCGCGAACAATGTACGCGGATGAACTCATTGTTGGCAGGCTTCCCAACACCAGGTTTTTGTTTGCACTTGATGTTTGCCATTGGCAAGCGGCAATTGAACCGGTGTTCATATCGCCTTGATACGCAATGTAATTCACCCAACCGGTTGCGCCAAAATTAAGGTATTGGGTAAGTGCCTTATCGTAATAACGCAGGTTTGCCAACACATCGCGGTTTTGCGAATAATAAAGGTACTTCATTGGCGTAAGCGTGAATTGGAACGGAACAACCGTAAGAATTTCGGAAGTGCTAATCCGTTGGTTGCGGCTTAACACTTGCCCAACGAAGCGTTGATCGTTAATGCCAACGCTTTCGGCAATTGCTAGTATTTGGTTCAAACTCATTTAATCACCTGCTTGTTGGCATACTGCGCGCCGCCGATTGGTTCGCCGCATATATGGTTTGTTTATTTTGTGTAAGGAATTGAATTGCGGATTGCGTATCAATTGCCGAAAGGTTTTGCACCACCGGCGCGTTGTAAACCACCGATGGTTGATTGCCCATTACCGTTGAAAGTTGTTGGTTTGGAATTACCGTTCCACCTTGGCGGTTAGGAATGAACAATTCGGGGCCGTTTTCTCCAACCAATGTTGGTACATTCGTGAAACCGCCACCCGCCTTACCTGGTACGGTTGCGCCTGCGCCTGGGAAAAAGAAATTCATTCCCATACGGAACAACTGCATTGCTTGCATCTTCAATTGGATTGCAATCAAATCTTGAATGATTGATTTAGCAAAATCCTTGAACGAAAACTTGCCGGTACGAACGAACGCATCAATCGCGGAATTCATATTCGAAACAACCGCATTAAATGATTCACCGCCAACGCGGGCATAATTTTCCGCATCTTCGGAAAACTGCCGGAACGCCGCGTTCCAACCTTCGGAAAACGATTGTTGGCGGGCGCGTTCTTGTTCAATGTTGCCAATACGAATTTCGGATAAATCTTTTTCCGCCTGGATCATTCCATCAATTTGCGTTTTGGTGGTTACATATTCAGGATTGAAACGATCACCGCCTGATTTTTCCAAGGCTTCTTTTCGTTGTTGTTCCAACTCTAAAAGTTTCTTTTCAAGTGCAAGGCGTTCTTCGGCGATCTTGTAATCAAACGAATTCATCTTGTACCGTTGCCCTTCCAACTCTGCGCGGCGTTGGTTAAAGATTTCCATCTTCACTACATATTCGCCCATCATTTCCATCATTCGCAATTCTTTATCGCGTTGGGCATTTATGTAATCGCGATCTTGTTTTTCTTTTTGATTTGCGGCTTCAACGGCAACGCGATAACGCATTTCAATTGCGTTACGCATTTCGGAACTAATGTTGGCTTTGGAAAGGGCTTCCGTTCTTTCTGCCTGGGCTTTTGCAATTTCTTCTTCGCGTTTTACTTGAATTTCGCCCAACTTTGCTTCAATTGGTTTGCCTTCCAACTCCCACATCCGGTATTCGCCCCGGCGTTTATCCAACTCCAAAAGTTTTTTGCTTAATTCAACTTTGGCGCGTAGTGCGGCGGCTTCATTGCTTCCGCTTGCACCACCGCTTGCACTTGCACCGGTTCCGCCACTTGCGGAATCTTCTTCGGCGGATGCGGCGGCTTCTTCGCTTTGATCGTCAAATATTTTTTTAGCGGCAAAGTACGATGCCAATGCCGCGCCCGCCATCGCGATACCCTTCACGCCCTGGGCGGATTGGATTGCAATGCCCAGGCTTGCGGTGGTTTTCAATGCGGCGTTTAATGCTTTGAATACGGCAACCAACTTAAACATTCCGTTAAGTACGGCAACGGAAGTAACTGCAACCATCGCGGCTTTGAAAGTGTTTACATTAACCAGGGCTTCGCCGCCGGAACTGCCGGTGAAGGGCGATAAGAAATCCGCAATGGCAAGTTTCAGGTTGTTATATGTTGCATCCAGGGCATCACCCAATTCCGCCAAACGCTTCATGGATTCTTCTTGGCGTTTGAATTCGGCACTTGATTTGCCCAGGGCTTCGGCGATTTCTTCCACCGATTTACCCAAACCGGCTTTGCCCAGGAATTCTTTTACCGCCTTGATGCGGTCATAAGTGTTTCCAATACTTGCAAGCCCTTCATATACGCGGCGGATTGCTTGATCCGGCGAAAGGTTTTGCAACTCGCGGAAGGAAATGCCCAATTGTTCAAACGAAGCAATCGCGGAATCATTACCTTCCTGGGCGGCGGAAATCTTGGAAAACATGGTTCCCAAAATCTTGTTGGCATCTTCCGCCTTACCGCCCGACATAACAATCGCTTTTTGGAATTGCAGTACGCGGGCAATACTCAAATCGTAAGACTTGGCAAGATCATCCACCTGCCCCGCCATATCCATCGTTGCCTTCGCCAATATGCCCATCCCGGCAAGGGATAGACCCATTGCGCCACCCAGGGCGTTAAAGGTGTTTTTTAGGTTTTTAAGATCAATGCCCAGGTTGTTAAACGAACCTTGCAAATCTTTGGCTTGTTGTTTCGCCTTGGCGGTTGCCTTATCCCAATCAACCGTTACCAAACCCAACTTAACCGATAGTGATCCAATTACTGCCATGATTAACCGCCTTTACCTTTATTCTGCCCCCAATTAACTTCCGCCCAAATTGCTTGCCCCAATCGCGCAATCACGCGATCCGTATTGCTTGAAAGGGCAGGGCGTAAGAATGGGCGGGCGGGTGTTCGGGCATTGCCGAATTCCTGGGAAATTGGGGCGCGGCTTTTGTTTGCCCAAGTTGCCTGCAATCTTCCCTTTTTGTTTACCACGAAGTTTTGAACCGAATCTTCGCGCAGGGTGGAAGCGGTTACCCGCGCCATAAACATTTCCCCGGCATATCGGTTCGAACTCTTATCGCGCCCCTGGGGGCGGTGTACGCGCAAGTAAATGCGTTCGGATGTTTCGCCCGTATCTTTAGGGGCAAACGATTTGGCATCCTGCAATACCGGTTCCATCGCCCAGGCAAGTGCCTTGCGCCAAATGCGATCCGTTTTGCCTTTGCCGATTTCTTCTTCCAATTCGCCCATCTTGGCGAACAATTCTTCGAAACCTTCAACGCGGAATTCGGCGTTACTCATGCCTTAAACCTTTCCTTGTTGAACCCCTTGGCTTGCGCCATGAAACCCAAAAGGTTTGCGCTTACTTGTTCTTCGGGGGTTGGTTCGAAATCGGGATTGATTAGGTATTCATTGATCCAAGGGAATATTTGTTCAACGCGGTATGCGGGCGCACCCTGGGGGCGTATGTAATTGAACAAAGCGGTGGTGATCGGTGCTAGTGCATCGAAGATCGCTTTGTTGCCCAACATTCCTTCCGCATACATGATTTGAATATCCCCGAATAATTCTTCATCCAATGAATCAACATATTGTGTTGTATGTCCGTTAAAAACCATTGCCGCAGTTACTTGGCGGCGCAGGCTTCTTCTTAATTTTTTTTTACTGTCTTGTAATCCGGCTTAATCGAATTCTCGATTGCCTTCAAAATTTCTTGCACCGCAAATTCCGGGAATTCTGCGGTTATTTCTTCGTAAGTTTCGGTTACCGGTTCGTTGGTTTCTGAAACTAACAGGTGGAAATATTCTTCAACCCTAGTTTCTTCGATTGCCGCAAAATTGGCAATCTGTTTAACGGATTTGCCATCAACAATAAGATCATCTTCCAAAACTTCGATTGCTTGGCGATCCTTGTTAATGGCTTCCAGGAATTCTTTGCCGCCTTCTTCCAGGGTTTTACGCAATGGCGCGGCGAACTTTTCGTAAATCTTGGCAACGCGATCTTCGGAAGGGTTCACGATTTTTGCGGTGATTTCTTCCATTTCCTTTTTCAAAGGAACGCGAACGCGAATATCGAACTTCACATCGCCCAGGTCAACTGTTACCCGCTTGATCTTGGATTGATCCGCAACGATTTCGTACGATTTGCCTAGTTTGTTAGCAAGTTTTCCCATTATTCTGATCCCTTAACAATCTTTGAGTAAATGGCATTATTCAGGCGAACGGCGTAATCCGCACATTCTTCCGGTGTCATTTTGTCAGCGTGGTATTTGGCGATTTCATACGCGATATGAATCCCGGCAAGGCGTTGTTGCGGGAAGCCAAACCAATTTTTCTGCCCGGTATTGAACTGCGTTACCAGGAAGGTTAAGAGTGCTTCCGAATTGTTCGGAAGTTGGGAAGGTGTAAAGGTAGTATTGTTTTGTGTCATATTTTGTAAAAAAGCCCCTGGGAAGGGGCTTTCCTGGTTAATTAACTGTTAGACCAACCATAAGCGTTTCCGCCGGTTGGGTGAAGCGTGAAAATAAACTTACCTTCCGCGCCTGGGCTTAAATCCCATTGCAAGCCACCAACGCGGGCGTTGAAAGCGTACGCAACGGTATCAGTACCATCGTAAGCGGCGATCACATAAGTACGGATGATCGTACCGTTGTAACCGTCATCACGAATAAGAAGTTGGGCAGGATCGGCAGGATTCCACGCGGCGGTAATGGTTAGCGAAGTAACCTGGTTTTGCGTGGTGATTTTCGAACCCGTACGCGCACCGGCAACAGAGTATGCGGCGAACGCATCATCCGCACCGAAGGCGGGGATGGCTTCAACCGGAACTTGAATACCGGCAGTACCTAGACCGCCTGCGGCAGTACCAATGATCGTTTCAGTATCCGCCCAAGTACCCAATTCTGAATCGGTGAAAGCGGTTGGATTTGCACCGGTTTGTGTCCAAAGGGTTGCAACATAACCCGGAAGAATTTTGTTAATAAGTGCCATTTTTCAATTCCTTTTTGAAAGTGTTGAACAAAAAATTCTTGTCATGTTGGTATGTCCAAGGTGCAATCCAAAACAATTTGGTTCAACCCCAATTCATTGTCGTATGTATTGTAAAGCCAATTCACATCGCACTTGGCAACCCAAAAACCACTTGCGCCGCCAAACTGCCCCGAATATCCATGTAACGATTGTAATATCGTGTTGGATAAATTGAAAGCATCCTGCATGGATTGGGCAAAGATATTCACCTGGAAAATCGGGCGATCAATGCCTTTATTGCTTTGCGTTTGTCCGGTATAAACCGGTTGATGCACATTCCGCAAATTCCAGGTTAAAAACTTGGGTTGGGTTGCGAAATTGCGGTTAAAACTTGCGTAAACCGGCGTTCCTGTAACGGTTTGCGCCAATTGATATTGGATCGCTTCCCCGTATTCGATTGGATTATTTTGTTGTGCCATGATTACACCGGAACCACAGGATCATTGCGATAACAAACAAACGATACATATTGCCGATCATTTGTTTCCCGGCAATCGGTGATTCGCCAATTCTTGCCACGCCATTCAAACGAATATTGATCCTGGTTATCCACGATTGTTTTCATGTTCGGCGTGTAGTTGAACATAAAATTAACCAGGTCAGCGTAAACACGATACCGTTCGGAAATGCGAAGTTGGTTTGCCACATCGGAAACCAGGGCGCGGGATTCGAACCACAGGGTTACCCCGGTGGTTTGTTCGCCCAGGCTTGAAACGGTGGTTGCCACCGTTTTAACCTTCACATTTTCGTATCGTTTAATCGTCATTACATCACCAACGGTTTATATGGGCGCAATAGCATCGTAACGCCAAACGGGATTTCCGCCTTCATTTGCACCGAATCGCCAACCGTAGATCGCGAATTGTATAGGTGGGTAAGCAACATCAAGCCCGCTTGTTTTACCACCGGGTATTGAGCCGCAAACGCCGAATTAACGGTGTATTCCACTTCGATTGGGTTCGCCACATTCTGCGCCAATGGTTGCGGAATTCCTGCGGTAACCACAATTCGATTGCCGCTTGCATCATAAAAATAATTGCCCGCCGCCAAAGTGTTTTTGGTTGCCGCACCGGTTCCGGTGTAGTAATTCACCTTGTTAATCGTAACCCCAGGCGTTTGCCCCTGGTAAGTTGCGCTTACTTCGGGCAAATCCAAATACACCGCCGTACCCGTAACCATCAAGCCAGGGTTGCCGTAATACACCCGGTAAGTTGTTGGGAAGATCGCGAAGCCCACGAAATCTTCGATTGCCATCCGCGTTGCCAATTCCAAGGATTCCAAATATCCATCCTGGGATTCATCCTGGAACAAGTTAAGTTGTTGCGTTATCTCATCCAGGGTAAGCCAACCCGTACTTATATCGCGGTTGATTTGTTCAACCTTTTCGTACGAATACGGGTTGCGCGTATTGGCGTAATACGGGGCAATTGTTTGGTTTTCAACCGCCATTTTTACCCCCTAAATTAACCAACTAGGCGAACACCTGCGAACACATCCAGGATCGTTGAACAAACGCGCTTTTCAGCGAATAGGTAAACAAAGCCAGGGGCGGTTTGATCGAATCGCGTGATCTTCATTTGTTGATTGTCCGCAATCGTAACGAAGCGTTGCCAATCAGCAAGGTACACCGGGTAATTGCCGGAACCCGCAACATCCATGTACGGGTTCGGGATCACACGATGCCCGAAGATATGAATCACCGCGCCACCATCTTCATCGCCAACTTCCAGGAAGTTGTTTGCGGTAGTGCTTGCCTTCAACTTACGAAGTGCCGCAATGGTGGTTGGGTGCATCATCCAACAAGTTGTTGGCTTGAATAGGTATTGGGCAGGCAATGCGCCCATAAGGTTTGCCAGGTCATCGTAAACAACCGCGCTTGCACTTGCCTGGGTTACTTCCAACACCGTATGAATACCGTTGGTAATCGCGCTACCGTTCGAACCGAACGCCGCCGCGCTAGTGCTACCAGGATAAGAATTCAACCCGCGCAAACCACTTGTTGCACCGTATGCGGTGGTGGTACTGCCGGATTGGTCATCGTTGAACATCATCGAATTTGCTTCGTTTTGCGAAAACTCCAAAGCCAAATCCATAACCAGGGTTTCTTCCAGGTTATCAATATCGGAAAGGATCGCAGTACGAACCGGCAACACCGCGTTTACATCGCGGATCGGAAGTTGCCAAAACGAAGTTGCCTGGTTGGGCGAACCTTCGTTGGTGTTTACACCGTAACCCCAAGGGTTCGTTGTATCGGAACTGTTACCCGTTTTCACCACGAACGCTTGATCGGAACCAATCGTTGTAATTTGGCGGGAAACCATGCGGAACGGGTTGGCGTAACGAAGGGATGCAAACGCATCATCGTAAATTACGCGACCACCGGCATCCGAACCGGAACCGGTTAGCGCACTTGCTTCGCGCAGGTTTACTACGGATTGCCCTTCAACAAGGGCTTCTTTGATGCCTTGAAAGATTGCGTTATTGTCCATTTTCCTTAATTCCTTTTCTGCCCATGTTTTACCCGGATCACCGCCCCATAATGCCCAGGCGATGCGACCCGCACTTGGGTAACCATCTTCGCCAGGCTTCCATCCTTTACCCTGCTTATCGACTTCATGCCGCGCAAAGTAACTTACCATTCTTGCAATCGTTGCGCGGGGCAAATCTTTGCCATTGCTAATATCACGCGCCCTTGCAACTCCAATTTCTGTACCGCCACGCCCAAATTCCTTCCGCCAATCCAATCCCCTTCGGGCTTCGGCTTTCATGGCATCGGTTGATTTAGGCATTTATTTTTTCCTGTTCATTTAAGAAGGGGGGCGCGAAGCCCCCCATCCAATTACGCGCCCGTTGCAGTAGAACGGTAACGAATGATCGCGAAAGGATCAACAACGCTTGAGCAAACGCGCTTTTCACCGTAGAAGGTGATGAAACCAGGCGCAGTTTGATCGTAACGGCGAAGAACCATGTTAAGGCGATCAACGATAGTATGTCCGCGAGTGAAATCGCCGAAATACATTGGGTATTGCGAAGTAGTACCGGCGGAACCACCAACGGCAACCGGGCTATCAACATAGTTGTTAACAACTACATCGTAACCAAGCAACTTACCAATGATGCCATCGGTAACCAACGGAGCCATGCGTTCGAAAACAGGCGTACCGTTATCATCCTTCAAGCCACGAATACCGGCGAGCATAAGCGGGCTAATCATCCACTTATTACCGTTGTTCCAATATTGTTGCGGCAAGGTGTATAGGAAGTTAATCAGATCGCTATAAGTAACATTGTTAGTTGCGGCGAATCCGTTAGTAGTTTCCTGGTCATAAGTTGCAATTGAGTGCAAACCGGCAGTTGCGCCCGTACCGCTAGTACCAAAAGCGGCAACGCTTGCAGTACCACCGGCGTACGAACCGTTCGCGCCTGGATAGAAATCCAAACCACGCAAACCGTTAGTGCCACCCGTTGCAGTAGTAGTTGAACCTGATTGATCGTTGTTGGCGATCATAGATGCGCCTTCAACTTGCGAGAATTCAACCAACATATCATCAACCACATTGGCTTCCAAACCATCAATATCATCCAATGCCGCAGTACGGATCGGGAATTGAGTGTTCACATCTTGAAGGTTCAATTGCCAAATGTTCGTGTTTTCAGTAGTTGCCGAACCGTTGTTTTGGATCGTGTAACCCCATGTTGCACCTGCATTACCGGTTTTTGCGCGGAACTGATAAGTTGCGCCATCGGTAGATACATTGCGAGAAAGACCGCGCATTGGGTTAGCCAAACGAAGTGCGTGGAACACAGGATCGTAAGCAGTACGACCACCAACGCCCGCGCCTGAACCGGTTAGTGCGCTTGCTTCTTTTAGGTACGCATCATACTGATCGACAGATTCGAACATTTTGATTTCGCGTTCAAGGGTATTGCCCTTGGCAACGAATTCTTTAAGTTGTGATTTAACCATGCGGTTAACATCGCCCTTAATAGTTTTTGCCGGTGCTTGAATAATCGCAGGGGCTTTAACTTCCGCAACCTTGGCTTCAAGGGCGGCGATCTTTTCTGCCACTTCGCCTTTTACGGCTTCAACGGCTTCGGCAATCTTGGCTTGTTGGTTGGCTTCGATTGCATCAAGTTTTTCAAATACTTTTTCCATTTTGCATTTCCTTTATTAAATGCGTTTAGCAAGTGCCTTTTCCAATTCGCGCATTTCGAAGGCGTGAATCAGTTGGGCTTCCATATCCACCGCATCCGCTTCACGCGAAGTTGGGGTTTCCTGAACAACTGCGGGCTTCACATCACGCGAAACCATTAGTTTTTTCAGAATTGAAGATGCGGTGGTTGCATCTTTTCGGGAAACGCCTGCTTCACGCAGTAGTTTTTCGATTACTCGCGGATTCGGATTGCCCTGGGCATCAAAGGCTTCCAGGGTTTGAATTTCCGCATTGGGATTATTTGGATACATAACAACGGATACTTCGCGCAATCCGCCTTTGGTGATTTGGAAATATGCTTCGGCATCATCATCGCCCGACATAATCGGGTTGCCTTCGCCATCCACCCAACAGGCTTCTTCCGCGTATGCACCAACGGAAACGCCGCCGAACAAATCGGGGCTTTCTTTTAATACGGTGTAAAGGTCATTACCGGCATTTGTATTTAGGAACAATTTGCCCTTGGCGGTCATGCCTTCATCATCAAAATCGAATTCGTACCATTCGCCAACGGGCATACCCATATCGTTATGGTTTAGGAACATCGGCAACGGTTTACCGGCTTCGCGGAACTCCATCGCCCAATCCATAAAACCTTCGGGTTGGTAATTGAACTTGCGACCATCTGCGCCTTCCCTTGCGCCCCAGGTGGTAACGCGGGCTTCCATCATGCCGGAAGGGTTTGCGGCTTCGTTCGCGCTTTCGCTAATCGAAAGTTTTGCTTCGCAAACTAGATTCAAATTTTTCATGTATCACCCCATTGTGAATTGATTGGTTATCGTCTTGTATCTTGTGGGGCTTAACGCTTTTTGGCAGTTTAACATTTGGCTTCTTGATTTGGGAAGCAATTGTTGCCAATATTTTATTCAGCAATTTCATGTTTTGCCAATATTTGCTTTAAGCGTTTGATTGCCACCACCCCCGCCGGTATCTTGCGGGCTTGATCCTGGTACGGGTTCGAATTGCGTTGGTTCGATTTTAATCACATCGCCACCATCAATTTTGGGCATATTCAAATATTCACGCCCTTCGTTTACAGTCATCACGCCCGCATTAACTGCGGAATTAACAAAGTTGATTTGATCCAACACCGCGCCTTTTAGGAATTCTTTAGTATCGAATCGAACAACCAGGTTCGGATACCCGCGCAAAAGGTGTTGATTCAATTTTTGTTCCACATTGATAACCATCGGGTACATCGTGGTTTTGTAGAATTCATCCAATTGGGTTTGGGTGTTGTTGTATTTGGATTCGCCGATGCCAAGCATTGCAGGCGGCACACCGAACAAACCGCAAATACGCTTCATGGTTTGCAGTTTCAAGGCGGCGGCTTCGGCATCTTGCAAGGTCAGCATATCAATCGGGGTATATTTCATGCCCTGATCCAAAAGCATCCCTTGACCTGGTTTGCTTAAATCCTGGTTGCGGGAACCAAGCATATTTGTCCAGGCTTCTTTAAGGCGGGCGGCAATTTCCTTGTATTTCACATCCGGGATCACCTGATCCGTTGTAAACATACCGGAAGGCTTCGCGCCGTTTTGCATAATGTAATTGGCGTACAAATCAATATCTTGATCCAAGCCCACCAATTCAGCCGCAAGGATGCCTTTGTTAAAGCCGGAAGAACCTTGCCAGGCGGCTTCCTTGATATGCATCACCTGGTAATACTCCAACGGATTTTCCTTGGAAAAACCGTACGAAGGTGTTGAAAGGCGGTAATACGGATACCGCGTATCTGAAATGCCAACCGTTATCAGCGTGGAATCCAGGTTATACATTTCCGTTGGCGTTTGCATTTGATCTTTTTGATCTTTGCGCCACCAAAGGGTAAATGATTCGCCGGTCAAATCCTGCCACATACTCCATTGATACCAAAATTCGTATGCATCCTGGAAGTTGTTTGGTTGGTATAGCAGGTTCAAAACCTGTTTGGCTTTCGCCTTATCGCGGGCGGTTGTTTTGTCAGATTGCAACGCATCAACGAATGTTCCATCATCCATTTTTAGCATGATCTTTTTCGGCAGTTGTGCCAGGGCGCGGGCTTTAACGCCAACGCATCCCATGATCGTACTGTTTCGGGTAAGCATCGAAAGATCGACTTGCCGCCCCGCAGTTGTTGCGCTTGAAGTGGTTACATATAAAAGTTGTTGGGCGGTTTTACCTTGTTGGGTAACGCCATAAATTACCTGGTTACCAAGTTGGGTTTGCCCAAGAACCGTATTAGATTCTTGTTGGATTTGGGTTTTTTTACCCTTGAAAATGTCCAAAATTCCCATGTTTTACCCCCACAGTTTTACGAATAATACTCTAAAAACTGCGAAAACCCCAACTATTTGAAAGCGTTGGATTGTCCAACGCGCAATGCATGGCAATAATCATCGCAATTATTCCATCAACTTTCGCGGATTTATCGGCTTCATTCTTACGAACCTTGATGTTTCCGTTCACATCTTCGTACACTTCGCAGTTTCCAAGTTGCCAACCAACGAACGGATTGCCATCGTGTTTGATTTGATGTTGCATGATTAGGCGTTCAACCTGTTTGGATGGATTGTTCATAACCGCCATGCCCTGCCCAACCTTCTTCACCGGCAACCCGGCTTCGTGCAAGCGGGCAACCAGGGAAGCGGCGTTGTACGCATCGTATCCAATTTCCTTCACATTCTTAAATTCGCCGCATTTGTTAATAATGTAATTGGATATTTCGCGATCATCCATCACATTGCCAGGCGTAAGTTTCAGGATTCCCGTATCAACGGCAACCCGAAATATATCCTGGTAGTGTTTAGGAATGAGGTTATAACCTTCTTCCGGCAGGAAGAATTTGAATTCAACTTCGTAATCGTCATCGGCAAATCTTTTCAAAAAACAACAGGCGTTCAAATCTCGCGTTGCCGCAAGGTCAAAGCCAACAAATACGGATTCCGGTTCCCTGGATTCTTTAACCAGGCAATCTTCGTGATCCCAATGGGCGCGATCCAACCAGGCGGTGTTCGCGCTAACAAATACATTCAGGGTTTTACAAAGGAATTCGTTAAGCGTTGCGGGTTTGTGCTTCGCTTCTTCCGCCCTTTGTTCAATGGCTTCCTGGAATACGGTGATGCCATGCATCGGGTTGGCTTTCGCCCAGGTGCGGGAATCCTTCCAATCATCCTGGGGATCAAGCCCGTAAAGCAATCCGAACCACCTGGGGTTATCGGTTGCTTCCCCGTTCAACATGGATTGATACAAATCCATATCTTCGTGGAACTTTGTTTCCTTCGTAAACGATGCGGTGGTGATATAGATACGCAGGGGGTTTGCCCGCGCCACCATGCCCGAATGTAAAACTTCAATCGAATTGCGATCAACAATCTGCGCGGCTTCGTCAACAATTACGCAGGATGGATTCTTACCATCGCCGCTTTTTTTGGTATCCCTGGATAGGGCTTTGAAAACAGTTTGCGAATCGCCGGTTTTTTGGATTTCGTATTTGGTAGGGTTAAACAATCCCTTCAATTCGCCGGGCATGGATTCAACAAATCCCTTGGCGGAATTGAAAACAATACTTGCTTGTTCCCGGTTGGTTGCCAGGGTGAATACTTCCGCGCCTGGTTCACCGCATACCAATTCGTACAAACCGATCACCGCCGTAAGGGTGGATTTGCCCGCCTTCCTGGGAATGAACAAGATCACATCCGTAACCATCCGCCGGGCGTGATCCTTCTTTGATCGGAATCCGTAAATCGCGCAAAGGAAGAAAATTTGGAACGGTTCCAGGATCACCGGTTCGTTTGCCATTACGCCCTTCGTATGTTTTAGGCAGGCGGCAAACTCCAAGATATGTTGCGGGTAATCAGGATCGAATACCCATTCCCATTCTTTGTTTTCGTATTGGTTAATGAAGCGTTGGCAGGCAAGCCGCACATTGCGGCACACATTGATTTCGCCCTTTGTTACGGCGTGGGCGTACGCGATTCCATCTTGCCAATTCATATTGTTTATTGTCTTGTCCAGGTAAGGTAAAAATTTTTACCTTAACCCTTCGCACCCCGCAGGAACTTGGAAGCGGGCGAATCTTCATCCGGTTTGGTGGTTGCCAGGCGGCTTCGTGGGGTAAGCCCCATTTCGTTCATCAACTGCAAGATCAACGAAAGGGTTTTGTTTCGAATCGTAATGTAAGGGTTTGCCCCAATCGTTTTGCCTTCGTTAAATTCAACAACCAATCCTTGCGTTGCAATAAATTTGTTGCACTCGATATAGGTTTCCAGGTGATCCGCAAGCATTGCCAGGGTATGCCGATCTTGTTCCGATCCGATGCCGTAAACGGTAAACAGGAATTCGGCGGTTTCGTTAACGAACCGTTCCTTATCCCAGGCTTCCGGGTTATCCATCCATTCGGAAACGGGAACCCGCCCACGAACGGATTGCGGCAGTAAGCCGCCCTGGTTCATTCCTTTCGAACCATTAACGATATGCAATTCCGGTGGAAGTTTGTTATTCATTTTTTGCGCCTTTCGCAATTAACTGTTAATAGTTTACGCAAAAACCCTGTACCGCGTAAAGCGTTCGGGGAAATTCCCCAGGGAATTCCCACGCAAAAAGGCTTTTTTCGGTTCCGCCCCCCGAACAAAGTTAACACCCCCCTTTGTCAAATTCCATTTGTGGGAATTTGCC